TTATAACGTCACTCCGCCTTTTAGAGGATTCAGTGCGACGGCATTTTGCAGGTAGTCAGGCGCAAGGTGCGCATAGGCCATCGTCTGCTGAATGCTCGCATGTCCCAGAATCTGTTGCAGTGCGATTATATTGCCCCCATTCATCATGAAATGGCTTGCGAATGTATGCCGCAGGATGTGGGTTGCCTGATTGGGTGGTATATCTGGCTTCACTCTGCGTAAAATCCCGCAAAACTTCTCATAATCAACTTTGAATAATTTAGCGCTGGCCTCCTCTTTAACTTTTTTCTCCAGTTCCTCAGAAATCGGCACGGTTCGCTTTTTACCGTTTTTGGTTTTCAGGAAGGTAACCCTGCAATTTGTAATCTGTGCTGGTTTTAGCGTGGCAACTTCCGTCCATCTTCCTCCAGTGCTCAGACATAAAAGTGCGACAAGTAAGTCATCACCATCCAAAACATTTAACAGTTTTTCGATTTCTGCTTTTTCCAGGAACGTCATTTCAGGGTTGGCCTCCGCCAGTGGCGGCAGTCCGTGAATTGGGTGTTGCCCGGAAAATTCATCCAATTGAATTAATTTTGTGAACATGCCGGATAATCGGTACATGTCACGGTTTATCGTTGCGGCACTGATACCATCACGTAGTCGCATGGAACGATAATCCATCAAAGCTCTTTTGCTCATCCGGCTCACTGGTATATCACCTATGCCGCTGATGGTTTTGAGCAGATGATTAAACTCTTTTGTTCCATGCTCGTGGTTTTGCCCGTGATATTTCCACCAGATGTCCAGCAACTCACTCAAAGTTCTGCGATCTGCTCGCTGACCTGCCCATTCTTTCTGGCTGGCGTAGGCGATTGTGTATCGCTCAAATGCTACAGCCTCAGCTTTTCTTTCAAATTTCCTGCGGATGCGTTTTCCGTCGCGACCGCGAGGTCTAATGTCCACTTCATAGCGTCCATCATCGAGCTTCTTAATTGACATAAGAAAGCCCTCTGACGCTGTATTCACCATCTTGGTAACAAATAGTGAAAATGTAATGTTTATAGAGTGTTAACCAGTCTGTTTTTCGGAGTGGTCTGATTCTGTTGGTTTTTGCCCAATGTGTGCGAGAGCCGGCGCGATCTGACCAGCTTGTGGTGACGTATCACCAGTCATTAACCAGAGCGTATATTTTTTAAATAAAGGCGTATTTGTGACTCGCATAACGATGCTGAGACCAGGGTCTTTATGCCCACTTTCGTAATTTTTGACTGTTCCTAGAGCTATCCCGCTAATTTCGCTGAATTTCGCCTGTGTTAAGCCTTCTGCTTTCCTAATCGCTTTCAGTTTTTCGAATGTCTGCATTTGACAGTAACCCATTGGTGACTTATATTCCCGTCAAAAGGTTGTGTATTGGTGACCTTTTGAGTGTGTTAGCCAGTCCCTAGAAAGGACAAGGGCGACCTAGAAGGGACTGGATCTAATAAGGGTAACACGAAAGCAAAAAGGGCTAATCAATGGAAGTCAATGACTATGTGATTCAGTACCCGATTGATGCGGTACATACGGTTAAGTTTGCAGAGTTACTTGGTAAGCCAGAAACGGCTGTAGTCAAGATGGTAAAAGAGAATAAATTGCCAGTTATTGAGCTTCGTGATCCAAGTAAGCCGAACGCCCGTGTCGGTGAGAAGTGGGTTTTCATTCCAGAGTTTAATCGCGCTGTACGAGAGGCGTTTTATAACCGACCAGTTGAACAGCGTGATGCATGGCTTTTGTGGATGGGGTTGTGATTATGAGTGAACCGCGTTGTATTGCTCAGTTACTGCGTAACGAAAGCCCCAGGGCGATTGACTTCACCATCACCCACGGTAAGGGGCGTAAGGGAATCATTATCCGCACCAAAAAACAGAGTCCGTTAAAAAAGGCTCTGACCTTTCTGAAAAGCCGGAGGGTATGGAAATGACAGTGATGACGCTCAATCTCGTTGAAAAACAGCCAGCAGCTATGCGCCGGATAATTGGTAAGCATCTGGCCGTCCCTCGCTGGCAGGAGACATGCGATTATTATAATCAGATGATGGAACGCGAACGGCTAACGGTTTGCTTCCATGCGCAGTTAAAACAGCGTCACGCAACGATGCGTTTTGAAGAAATGAACGACGTCGAACGTGAACGGCTGGTTTGTGCAATTGATGAATTGCGTGGGGCATTCTCAAAACGCCGTCAGGTTGGCGCAAGTGAGTATGCATATATTAGTTTTTTAACAGTCAGTCAGCGTCGTACTTTATTTATGCATGCCGGATTGACTGAAAAAGAATTCAACCAGCCATACTGGCGAATTAATGAAGAATCATGTTACTGGCGTGATGCTTTATTCCGTGCATTACGTGAATTATTCAGCCTGTTTGAGTATGCACCGACAATTCTGACGTCGGTAAAACCAGAGCAATATCTGCATTAAGTAATTAACCAGAGTTTTTAACGCACTTAATCGTGCGGGGCTTCTTTTTGCCTGGAGAAAGTCATGCATACAGTTTCTGAAAATCAGTGCGGTAAATACGCATTACTGCTGCAACAGGCCAGAACCGAAGCACAGGCCGACGCTGCGACGCGCTTTTCTTCTCATCTTGACGCCATGATTCGCCACATCACAAAGGCGGAGTTATCCCGCGTGGAGATAGTCGAGCTGCTCAGTCAGGAGTCGGAAAAATTTCACAATATCGGATTGTCTCGCGGGGAGGTACTTTGATGTCCTGTTCTCATTCAGTTGTATTACTGAATAACGCCTTAAAAATCGCCGTTATGGATAATGGTGATTTGTCTCTTATTCAACTTTGTCTTGATAAAGAAAAACGCGACATAACTGAATCTGTTATCGCGATTTATCAGAATGAATTAAACCTCCTGTCTGATGTGGTTAATTTACTTGTTAAACGCGCTGTTTTTCACAAGCAAATCTCCTCCGTGGATGAACTGACGAAATTAATGACAGAAATCGCCAGCTATTGCGCTGATGAATTTAAGAAACTGAACGATAAAAGGAGCTGATAATGCCGGACAACGTAGATTTTATTCAGGAACAACAGGCTGAATTACTGGAGCGCCAGATTAACGCGGCAAGGGTAAAACATTGCGGTGCTTCTGCGCTGGTTTGCGAAGAGTGTGACGCGCCAATACCTGCTGCCCGTCGTGCGGCTTATCCGTCAGCCACGCGTTGTGTTTCCTGTCAGTCAGTCTTTGAAGCAAAAAACAAACATTACCGGAGAACGGCATGAGTATTCGTATTGAAATTGGCGAACGTTATGTCGTTACCAGTGACAGCTTTCAGTTTATTCTCCACGAGAAAAAGAGAGCTGAAAGCGGTAAAAACGCCGGTCAGGAATGGCTGGCGGTGGTTGGTTATTACCCGAAATTAAGCCAGCTCGTTTCCGGCCTGATGCATCACGATATTCTGACCGGAAGCGCAAAGTCTTTTGCTGATTTAAACGCGCAGGTTGAGCAACTCAGCAAGCGTTGTTCAGAGGCTTTTGGCTCATATGGCCGTTAAAGCCTCCGGGCGTTTTGTCCCTCCGTCAGCATTTGCCGCAGGCACCGGTGAGACGTTTACCGGTGCTTATGCATGGAACGCGCCACGCGAGGCCGTCGGGCGCGAAAGACCCCTTACACGTGACGAGATGCGTCAGGTGCAAGGTGTTTTATCCACGATTAATCGCCTGCCTTACTTTTTGCGCTCGCTGTTTACTTCACGCTATGACTACATCCGGCGCAATAAAAGCCCGGTGCACGGGTTTTATTTCCTCACATCCACTTTTCAGCGTCGTTTATGGCCGCGCATTGAGCGCGTTAATCAGCGCCATGAAATGAACACCGACGCGTCGTTGCTGTTTCTGGCAGAGCGTGACCACTATGCGCGCCTGCCTGGAATGAATGACAAGGAGCTGAAAAAGTTTGCCGCCCGTATCTCATCGCAGCTTTTCATAATGTATGAGGAACTCTGCGATGCCTGGGTGGATGCGCATGGCGAGAAAGAATCGCTGTTTACGGATGAGGCGCAGGCTCACCTGTATGGTCATGTTGCTGGCGCTGCACGTGCTTTCAATATTTCCCCGCTCTACTGGAAAAAATACCGTAAAGGGCAGATGACCACGAGGCAGGCATATTCTGCCATTGCCCGTCTGTTTAACGATGAATGGTGGACTCATCAGCTTAAAGGCCAGCGTATGCGCTGGCATGAGGCGTTACTGATTGCTGTCGGGGAGGTCAATAAAGACCGTTCTCCTTATGCCAGTAAACATGCCATTCGTGATGTGCGTGCGCGCCGCCAGGCAAATCTGGAATTTCTTAAATCGTGTGACCTTGAAAACAAGGAAACCGGCGAGCGCATCGACCTTATCAGTAAGGTGATGGGCAGTATTTCTAATCCAGAAATTCGCCGGATGGAGCTGATGAACACCATCGCCGGTATTGAGCGTTACGCCGCCGCAGAGGGTGATGTGGGGATGTTTATCACGCTGACCGCGCCGTCAAAGTATCACCCGACACGTCAGGTCGGAAAAGGCGAAAGTAAAACCGTCCAGCTTAATCACGGCTGGAACGATGAGGCATTTAATCCAAAGGATGCGCAGCGTTATCTCTGCCGCATCTGGAGCCTGATGCGCACGGCATTCAAGGATAATGATTTACAGGTCTACGGTTTGCGTGTCGTCGAGCCACACCACGACGGAACGCCGCACTGGCATATGATGCTTTTTTGTAATCCACGCCAGCGTAACCAGATTATCGAAATCATGCGGCGCTATGCGCTCAAAGAGGATGGTGACGAAAGAGGAGCCGCGCGAAACCGTTTTCAGGCAAAGCACCTTAACCGGGGCGGTGCTGCGGGATATATCGCGAAATACATTTCAAAAAATATCGACGGCTATGCACTGGATGGTCAGCTCGATAACGATACCGGTAAGCCGCTTAAAGATACTGCCGCGGCTGTTACCGCATGGGCGTCAACGTGGCGCATCCCGCAATTTAAAACGGTTGGACTGCCGACAATGGGGGCTTACCGTGAACTACGCAAATTGCCTCGCGGCGTCAGTATTGCTGATGAGTTTGACGAACGCGTCGAGGCTGCTCGCGCTGCCGCAGACAGTGGTGATTTTGCGTTGTATATCAGCGCGCAGGGTGGGGCAAATGTCCCGCGCGATTGTCAGACTGTCAGGGTTGCCCGTAGCCCGTCGGATGACGTTAACGAGTACGAGGAAGAAGTCGAGAGAGTGGTCGGCATTTACGCGCCGCATCTCGGCGCGCGTCATATTCATATCACCAGAACGACGGACTGGCGCATTGTGCCGAAAGTGCCGGTCGTTGAGCCTTTGACGTTAAAAAGCGGCATCGCCGCGCCTCGGAGTCCTGTCAATAACTGTGGAAAGATCACCGGCGGTAATACTTCGTTACCGGCTCCCACGCCTTCTGAGCACGCCGCAGCAGTGCTTAATCTGGTTGATGACGGTGTTATCGAATGGAATGACCCGGAGGTCGTGAGGGCGCTCAGGGGCGCATTAAAATACGGGCTGAGAACACCAAATCGTCAGCAGAGAAACGGAAGCCCGTTAAAACCACATGAAATTGCACCATCGGCCAGACTGACCCGGTCGGAAAGAATGCAAATTACCCGTATCCGCGTTGACCTTGCTCAGAACGGTATCAGGCCGCAGCGATGGGAGCTTGAGGCGCTGGCGCGTGGCGCGACCGTAAATTATGACGGGAAAAAATTCACGTATCCGGTCGCTGATGAGTGGCCGGGATTCTCAACAGTAATGGCGCGGACATAATGACAAAGATTCACAAAGTAAAGCTGCACGCAAGATATTTCAACCTTGTGCTGGAGGGAAAAGAAACGCACAGAATTTAGGGGGATAGCCGTTATCATGTGTATGAAGCACTTGAAATGTATCTGCATCACTTGGGAGTGTGTCAACGGGGAATTTCCATCTATGTGATTTTTTGAGAGCAATGCAGTGAAGATAAAGATACTTATTATAAATCAATGTGATAGATGATGCCTCGCAAACGTAAATGATAGTTTTGAAGCTTCAGGGCTGATGTCGTTCATAAGACTATGTTTACGCTATCATTTATGATAAAAATAATTAATTTTTATCATAAAGATTCAACAGAGGATATGTTGATGAATCAACTAAAATCAATGAATATCAATAAGTTACTTTTGGATGTTGATAACCCTCGTTTCCCGACGTCAGCAGAAAATCAGCGTGATGCTATTGCCAAGATGCTTGACTTGCAGTACGACCGCATTTATCGCTTGGCTAAAGATATTGCTTCGAAAGGTTTAGATCCGTCTGAAAACATATTAGTTTATCCTAGTGAAGAGGAATCTGGCTTTTTCGTCGTTGCTGAAGGTAATCGTCGAGTTACAGCCCTTAAACTTTTACACTCTCCTAGACTTGCACCAACAGAAAAAGCACGGAAAGCTTTTGAAAAACTTAAGATTACTCAGCTTAAAGATATTAATGTTATAGATAACTGCGTTCTTTTTGACGATGATGAATATGAGCATTGGGTTAATTTAAAGCATACTGGTCAAAATGCTGGAGTTGGAAGAGTTGAATGGACTGCAACAGAAAAAGCACGGCATCTGGCTAGGATGGGTAAGCAGTCATTTGGTAATCAAATACTTACATTTATAGAGTTCAATACTGATTTATATAAAGAGATAATTGCTAAAAAAAGACTTTTAAAAATCACAAACATCACGCGTCTTTTTGGTGATTTAAAGGTGAGGGATTATTTTAATTTAAAAAGCATTAATGGAGTTCTATACTCATATCAGCCTTATGAACGTTTTTGTGCACAATTAAAAAATATTTTAGATGTAATGATTGAAGAGGATGATAAAGGTAAGGCTTGTTTTACTGTTAATAGGATTCGTAGCCAAGATGACAGGGTTACATTTATTATTGAACAAAAAATAAAACCTTCAGAATCTCTTTTAGATAAGCCGTGGAGTTTACTGGAGCCTAAATCTTTTCTTACAGAGAAAAAAGATGATTCTATTGACAAAAATGATGCCTCTGTGAGTGTAAAGAAAGTAGGTCTTTCAGAAGGTGATGCCTTAAAGAATACAGGTATGGATAAACAGGAAGGTGATGCCTTAAAGAATACAGGTATGGATAAACAGGAAGATGATTATTCTAGACATGTAGGCACAGAAGAGAGTAAATCTAAAGTTTCGGGTACGGAACAGAATAAAAGCAAGGGAAAAACTCCTCCTAAAGTAGATCGTAATGTGTTGGTGCCATCTTATGTGAAATTTAATTTTAGAGGGCATAAGAAATGCTCTAGAATATTTAATGAGCTTAAGTCGCATCTGACATTTGATAATACCCCTAATGCTATCTCAATATTGTTGAGAATATTTATAGATCTCTCTGTAAGCACTTTTGTTGAAGAAAACAAGTTACAATTTAAGGAACCGCATAGAACTCCAGGGCTTCATGATAAGGTTAAAATGTGTGCTAATTTCCTTCGGGAAAATAAAAAGATGACGGGGAGTCAATGTACGGCTGTAATAACTTTCTCGAGCCAAATAACTAAACATGATGGTTCATTGCAGCAGTATGTACATAACCCACACTTAATTCCCTCAAAAGAGGCTGTCAACACTGAGTGGGATAACTTTGAGTTGTTATTAAGCCTTATTTGGAGTGAGTGAGATTTGTCTACATCTGGACATGGATGTCCAGAAACTGATAAACTACAAAATCAGGAATGAGAGGGATTTATGAAATTTTATACTCCATTAAGATACCCCGGCGGGAAAGGTAAGTTATCTTACTTTTTAAAAGATGTTATTGAAAAAAACTCGTTGAATGATGGAGCATATGCAGAACCTTACGCTGGTGGTGCAGGGGTGGCTTTAGAATTATTATTGGAAGAGTATGTCCGTAAAATCTATATAAATGATGCAGATTTTGCTGTTTATTCTTTTTGGTCATCTGTTGTTAGTGATACTGATGAGCTTTGCCGACTTATTAGCCGAGCAAAGATAGATATGGATGAATGGTCTTTTCATCGCTATGTTATTTCGAATCCTTCTGAGTTTACTAAGCTTGAGGTTGGCTTTGCTGCGTTTTTCTTAAATAGAACAAATCGTTCAGGTATTCTCAAGGCGGGGGTTATAGGTGGGAAATCACAAAATGGAAAATGGAAAATGGATGTTCGCTTTAACAGGGCGGATTTAATTTCAAGAATTGAGAAGATAGCAAATTATAATCAAAGAATAGTAGTAACTAATCTGGATGCTTTGGATTTTCTTGATGCCTTGAATTTTATGGATAATATGGGAAAGGTGGATAAAAATAAAATTCTTTTGTATTTGGATCCTCCTTACTATATTAAAGGGCAAGGGCTTTACAGGAATTTTTATGAGCATGATGATCATGTATTGGTTATGAAGAAACTCACAGAAATTAATTTCCCAAATTGGCTTGTTTCTTATGATAATGCTAAGGAAATTAAAGATATTTATAATGAATTTCCGCAAGTTGAGTATTCATTGCAATATACAGCGCATCTCAAAAAATCTGGAGAGGAAGTGATGATTTTTTCTCCTGAAATAATTATTCCTAATACCCTGAAAGGGGTCTCAATGCCAACTTGCGCCTGATTTTACTTATTTTTTGTCAGTAAGTAATTAGTTTGGTGCATTTATTTGCATTCATTTTTAAATGCCAGTTCTGGTATCTGACATCAGTGCTGGCGCATTCTGACCATTACTGCTGCACTGCATTTAAAGCCCTGCATGAAGCGGGCGGGCGAGGCGGGGAAAGCACTGCGCGCTGGCGGTGGTGCTGATTTTATTTTCCAGCGTCTCAGCGCGTCGTGACGGCGCTTAGTCTGCCCGTTGGGGGTTGGTGTGTCTGCGGGGTGTTTTGTGCAGTGGTGAGCGTGTGAGGGGGATGACGGGGTGTAAAAAAGCCGCCCGCAGGCGGCGATGTTCAGTCGTTGTCAGTGTCCAGTGAGTAGTTTTTAAAGCGGATGACCTCCTGACCGAGCCAGCCGTTTATCTCGCGGATCCTGTCCTGTAACGGGATAAGCTCATTGCGGACAAAGACCTTTGCCACTTTCTCAATATCACCCAGCGACCCGACGTTCTCCGGCTTGCCACCCATCAACTGAAAGGGGATGCGGTGCGCGTCCAGCAGGTCAGCGGCGCTGGCTTTTTTGATATTAAAAAAATCGTCCTTCGTCGCCACTTCACTGAGGGGGATAATTTTAATGCCGTCGGCTTTCCCCTGTGGGGCATAGAGAAACAGGTTTTTAAAGTTGTTGCGGCCTTTCGACTTGACCATGTTTTCGCGAAGCATTTCGATATCGTTGCGATCCTGCACGGCATCGGTGACGTACATGATGTATCCGGCATGAGCGCCATTTTCGTAATACTTTCGGCGGAACAGCGTGGCCGACTCATTCAGCCAGGCAGAATTAAGGGCGCTGAGATATTCCGGCAGGCCGTACAACTCCTGATTAATATCCGGCTCCAGCAGGTGAAACACGGAGCCGGGCGTGAAGGCTGTCGGCTCGTTGAAGGACGGCACCCACCAGTAAACATCCTCCTCCACGCCACGGCGGGTATATTTTGCCGGTGAGGTTTCCAGTCTGATGACCTTACCGGTGGTGCTGTAACGCTTTTCCAGAAACGCATTACCGAACACCAGAAAATCCAGCACAAAACGGCTGAAATCCTGCTGGGAAAGCCACGGGTGCGGGATAAACGTTGAAGCCAGAATATTACGTTTGACGTAAATCGGTGAGCTGTGATGCACGGCAGCACGCAGGCTTTTTGCCAGACCGGTAAAGCTGACCGGCGGCTCATACCATCTGCCGTTACTGATGCACTCGACGTAATCCAGAATGTCACGGCGGTCGAGTACCGGCACCGGCTCGCCAAAGGTGAATGCTTCCATTTTCGGGGCGCTGGCGGTGATTGTTTTTGCCGCAGGTCGCGGTGTTTTCCCTTTTTTCTTGCTCATCAGTAAAACTCCAGAATGGTGGATGTCAGCGGAGTGCTGATACCGGCGGTGAGTGGCTCATTTAACAGGGCGTGCATGGTTGCCCAGGCGAGGTCGGCGTGGCTGGCTTCCTCGCTGCGGCTGGCCTCATAGGTGGCGCTGCGTCCGCTGCTGGTCATGGTCTTGCGGATAGCCATGAACGAGCTGGTGATGTCGGTGGCGCTGACGTCATATTCCAGACAGCCACGGCGGATAACGTCTTTTGCCTTGAGCACCATTGCGGTTTTCATTTCCGGCGTGTAGCGGATATCGCGCGCGGCGGGATAGAACGAGCGCACGAGCTGGAACACGCCGACACCGAGGCCGGTGGCATCAATCCCGATGTATTCAACGTTATATTTTTCGGTGAGTTTGCGGATGGATTCCGCCTGGGTGGCAAAGTCCATGCCTTTCCACTGGTGACGCTCAAGTATTCTGAATTTGCCACCGGCCACCACCGGCGGTGCCAGCACCACGCATCCGGCGCTGTCGCCACGGTGTGACGGGTCGTAACCAATCCATACCGGGCGGGAGCCGAACGGATTGGCGGCAAACGGCGCATAGTCTTCCCATTCTTCCAGCGTGTCGACCATGCAGCGTTGCAGCTCCTCGAACGGGAACACCGACGCCTTGTCGTCAACAAATTCACACATGAACAGGTTTTTAAAATCGTCGGCGCTGTTTTCACGTTTGAGCTGCTCAATGTCGAACAGCGTGCAGCCACCTTTCAGGGCGTCCTCAATGGTGACAATCTGCCGCCACTGGCCGTCCGCACAGAGAAGCCCACCGGCAAGGGCGTTATGACTGACGTCGATTTCCACGCGTTCGGCGGCGCTGGCGCGTCCCCGGTTGAACAGTTCACCTGACCAGAACGGGTAGGCGTCGTGCGCCAGCGTGGACGGGGTGGAGAAATAGGTCGAACGCAGGTGACTCTGTGAGGCCATACCTGATGCCACCTTACGCAGTACCTGAAAATTCGGGATCCAGAAAATCTCGTCGACGTACAGGTCGCCGTTATGGCTCTGTGCGGTGTTGGAGTTGGTGCCGAGAAAAATTAGTTTTGCGCCGTTATTGCCCAGGACAATCGGGTCACCGGTCAGGTCAACGTCAACCAGACGGGCAAAGGCGATGATGTATTCGCGGAACACATACGCCTGCGTTTTACTGGCCGACAGAAAAATCTGGTTATGGCCGGTTTTCAGGGCGCGCAGCAGCGCCTCGCGGGAAAAATAAAACGTTGCGCCAATCTGGCGGGATTTCAGTATATCGCGGATGCGGTGCTCAAGCCCGGCGCGATACCAGTGCAACTGATAGTCGAAAGACTGCTCAAAGAAAATCTGCTCCAGCTTTTCGATGGCTTCGTCACTGAAAAAATTCTTTTTCGGTTTGCGACGCCCGCCTTTGTTGCGGTTAGCGACGTTCGGATTAAGGTCTGCCTCGTTGCCGGTCTGACTGTAGCGGTTGACCCGCGCCAGTCGTTCAATCTGGCGTCCCAGCAGGTCAATTTCCTTGAAGTCACCGCCGGTTTTCTGCGGTTTGATGATGAGCTGGGTCAGCCGCGCTTCCAGGCTCATTTCGACACGGCTGATGGGGGCAACGCTGTCCCAGCCGTCGCGCTGTTTCCAGCTCTGCACCGTCGGGCGTTTCATCTGCAACATGGCGGCAATCTGCGGCACGGAAAACCCCTGCCAGTACAGCAGCGCCGCCTGCCGACGCGGGTCGTGTAAAAGAGTGGTGTCTGTGGTGATGGTCATGAATACCTCGCCGTGATGAATACACGGCAAGGCTACTGAGTCGCGCCCCGCGATTCGCTAAGGTGCTGTTGTGTCAGTGATAAGCCATCCGGGACTGATGGCGGAGGATGCGCATCGTCGGGAAACTGATGCCGACATGTGACTCCTCTAATCACTATTCAGGACTCCTGACAATGGCAAAAAAAGTCTCAAAATTCTTTCGTATCGGCGTTGAGGGTGACACCTGTGACGGGCGTGTCATCAGTGCGCAGGATATTCAGGAAATGGCCGAAACCTTTGACCCGCGTGTCTACGGTTGCCGCATTAACCTGGAACATCTGCGCGGCATCCTGCCTGACGGTATTTTTAAACGTTATGGCGATGTGGTCGAACTGAAGGCCGAAAAGATTGATGACGATTCGGCGCTGAAAGGCAAATGGGCGCTGTTTGCGAAAATCACCCCGACCGATGACCTTATCGCGATGAACAAGGCCGCGCAGAAGGTCTACACCTCAATGGAAATTCAGCCGAACTTTGCCAACACCGGCAAATGTTATCTGGTGGGGCTGGCCGTCACCGATGACCCGGCAAGCCTCGGCACGGAATACCTGGAATTCTGCCGCACGGCAAAACACAACCCTCTGAACCGCTTCAAATTAAGCCCTGAAAACCTGATTTCAGTGGCAACGCCCGTTGAGCTGGAATTTGAAGACCTGCCTGAAACCGTGTTCACCGCCCTGACCGAAAAGGTGAAATCCATTTTTGGCCGCAAACAGGCCAGCGATGACGCCCGTCTGAATGATGTGCATGAAGCGGTGACCGCTGTTGCTGAACATGTGCAGGAAAAACTGAGCGCCACTGAGCAGCGCCTCGCTGAGATGGAAACCGCCTTTTCCGCACTTAAGCAGGAGGTGACTGACAGGGCGGATGAAACCAGCCAGGCATTCACCCGCCTGAAAAACAGTCTCGACCACACCGAAAGTCTGACCCAGCAGCGCCGCAGCAAGGCCACCGGTGGTGGCGGTGACGCCCTGATGACGAACTGCTGACCGGCGTCAGTCAGTCCGGGAAAACCTTCACGATTAACCCTTAATTTCAGGAAAAACTATGCGCCAGGAAACCCGCTTTAAATTTAATGCCTACCTGTCCCGTGTTGCCGAACTGAACGGCATTGACGCCGGTGATGTGTCGAAAAAATTCACCGTTGAACCTTCGGTCACCCAGACCCTGATGAACACCATGCAGGAGTCCTCTGACTTTCTGACCCGCATCAACATTGTGCCGGTCAGCGAAATGAAAGGGGAAAAAATTGGTATCGGTGTCACCGGCTCCATCGCCAGCACCACCGACACTGCCGGTGGCACCGAGCGTCAGCCGAAGGACTTCTCGAAGCTGGCGTCAAACAAGTACGAATGCGACCAGATTAACTTCGATTTTTATATCCGCTACAAAACGCTTGACCTGTGGGCGCGTTATCAGGATTTCCAGCTCCGTGTCCGTAACGCCATTATCAAACGTCAGTCCCTTGATTTCATCATGGCCGGTTTTAACGGCGTGAAGCGTGCCGAAACCTCTGACCGCAGCAGCAATCCGATGCTGCAGGATGTGGCGGTCGGCTGGCTGCAGAAATACCGCAATGAAGCCCCGGCGCGCGTGATGAGCAAGGTCACTGACGAGGAAGGCCGCACCACCTCTGAGGTTATCCGCGTGGGCAAGGGCGGTGATTATGCCAGCCTTGATGCACTGGTGATGGATGCGACCAACAACCTGATTGAACCGTGGTATCAGGAAGACCCTGACCTTGTGGTGATTGTGGGTCGCCAGCTACTGGCGGACAAGTATTTCCCCATCGTCAACAAGGAGCAGGACAACAGCGAAATGCTGGCCGCTGACGTCATCATCAGCCAGAAACGCATCGGTAACCTGCCGGCGGTACGCGTCCCGTACTTCCCGGCGGATGCGATGCTCATCACGAAGCTGGAAAACCTGTCCATCTACTACATGGATGACAGCCATCGCCGCGTGATTGAGGAAAACCCGAAACTCGACCGCGTGGAGAACTACGAGTCAATGAACATTGATTACGTGGTGGAAGACTACGCCGCCGGTTGTCTGGTGGAAAAAATCAAGGTCGGTGACTTCTCCACACCGGCTAAGGCGACCGCAGAGCCGGGAGCGTAACCGATGACGAGTCCCGCACAGCGCCACATGATGCGGGTCTCGGCAGCGATGACCGCGCAGCGGGAAGCCGCCCCGCTGCGACATGCAACTGTCTATGAGCAGATGCTGGTCAAGCTGGCCGCAGACCAGCGCACACTGAAAGCGATTTATTCAAAAGAGCTGAAGGCCGCGAAAAAACGCGAACTGCTGCCGTTCTGGTTGCCGTGGGTGAACGGCGTGCTGGAGCAGGGCAAAGGCGCACAGGATGACATTCTGATGACGGTCATGCTGTGGCGTCTGGATACCGGAGATATTGCCGGTGCGCTGGAGATTGCCCGTTATGCCCTGAAGTACGGTCTGACCATGCCGGGTAAACACCGCCGCACCCCGCCGTACATGTTCACCGAGGAGGTCGCGCTCGCGGCCATGCGCGCCCACGCTGCCGGTGAATCTGTGGATACCCGCCTGCTGACGGAAACCCTTGAACTGACCGCCACGGCAGACATGCCTGATGAAGTGCGCGCAAAGCTGCACAAAATCACCGGTCTGTTTCTGCGTGACGGTGGTGATGCCGCCGGTGCGCTGGCTCACCTGCAACGTGCGACACAGCTCGACTGTCAGGCAGGCGTCAAAAAAGAGATTGAACGACTGGAGCGGGAGCTGAAACCGAAGCCGGAGCCGCAGCCAAAAGCGGCCACCCGCGCCCCGCGTAAGACCCGGAGTGCGACACCGGCAAAACGTGGACGCCCGAAAAAGAAAGCCAGTTAACAACCGAATGCGCCCCGCGCCAGGGCGGCACGCCGGTCAGTGAGGGTGAATCACCTGACACTGCACCGGCGTCCACCGCCCGACTTTTCAGAGGTAGTCATGATGACGCTGATTATTCCGCGAAAGGAGGCTCCCGTGTCCGGTGAGGGTACGGTGGTCATCCCGCAACCGGCAGGCGACGAGCCGGTGATTAAAAACACGTTCTTTTTTCCCGATATCGACCCGAAGCGCGTCCGGGAACGTATGCGCCTTGAGCAGACCGTCGCCCCCGCCCGTCTGCGTGAGGCCATCAAGTCAGGCATGGCGGAGACGAATGCGGAGCTGTACGAGTACCGCGAACAGAAAATTGCCGCCGGTTTTACGCGTCTGGCGGACGTCCCGGCGGACGACATCGACGGTGAAAGCATCAAAGTTTTTTACTACGAGCGCGCCGTGTGTGCGATGGCGACAGCGTCACTTTATGAACGTTATCGCGGTGTGGATGCCAGTGCGAAAGGCGACAAGAAGGCCGACAGCATTGACAGCACCATTGATGAGCTGTGGCGGGATATGCGCTGGGCAGTGGCGCGTATCCAGGACAAGCCGCGCTGCATCGTGAGTCAAATCTGATGAAGACCTTTGCGCTACAGGGCGACACGCTCGACGCCATTTGTGTCCGGTATTACGGGCGCACTGAGGGCGTGGTCGAAGCCGTGCTCGCCGCAAATCCGGGACTGGCTGAACTGGGTGCGGTGCTGCCACACGGCACCGCCGTCGAACTGCCCGACGTTCAGACCGCGTCCGTGGCTGAAACTGTCAATCTGTGGGAGTAACGCATGACAGCAGAAGAAAAAAGCGTCCTGTCGCTTTTCATGATTGGGGTGCTGATTGTTGTCGGCAAGGTGCTTGCCGGTGGTGAACCCATCACCCCGCGTCTGTTTATCGGACGCATGTTGCTCGGTGGTTTTGTCTCGATGGTTGCCGGTGTTGTTCTGGTGCAGTTTCCTGACCTGTCACTGCCTGCGGTGTGCGGCATCGGCTCCATGCTGGGTATCGCCGGTTATCAGGTGATTGAGATTGCCATTCAGCGTCGCTTTAAGGGCAGGGGGAAACAGTAATGCCGGTAATTAACACGCATCAGAATATCGCCGCCTTTCTCGACATGCTGGCGGTATCCGAAGGGACGGCGAATCATCCGCTGACGAAAAACCGTGGCTATGACGTGATAGTCACCGGACTGGACGGGAAGCCGGAAATTTTCACCGACTACAGTGACCACCCGTTCGCACATGGCCGACCGGCGAAGGTGTTTAACCGTCGCGGTGAAAAATCCACGGCCTCCGGTCGCTATCAGCAGCTTTACCTGTTCTGGCCGCATTACCGCAAACAGCTTGCCCTGCCGGATTTCAGTCCGTTGTCACAGGACAGGCTCGCCATTCAGTTGATCCGCGAACGCGGTGCGCTGGATGACATCCGGGCAGGGCGCATTGAGCGCGCCATTTCACGCTGTCGCAATATCTGGGCGTCCCTGCCGGGTGCCGGTTACGGTCAGCGTGAGCATTCACTGGAAAAACTGGTCACCGTCTGGCGTACCGCTGGCGGCGTACCGGCTTAAACGGAGTAAACACCATGAAGAAATTATCCCTTTCACTGATGCTGAACGTGTCGCTGGCGCTGATGCTGGCACTGTCCCTGATTTACCCGCAGAGCGTGGCCGTCAATTTTGTCGCTGCCTGGGCGATTCTGGCGACGGTTATCTGTGTGGTTGCCGGTGGTGTCGGCGTGTATACCACTGAGTATGTGCTGGAACGCTACGGGCGGGAGCTGCCGCCGGAATCGCTGGCCGTGAAGATTGTCACGTCGCTGTTTTTGCAGCCGGTGCCGTGGCGCAGGCGGGCAGCGGCTCTGGTGGTGATGGTGGCGACGTTTATCTCGCTGGTTGCTGCCGGGTGGATTTTTACTGCGCTGATTTGCCTCGTGGCGTCGGTGTTCTTCCGGCTGATACGTACGGCCTGCCGTCAGCGTTTTGAGGGGCGGGAACCATGTCAAAGCTGATGATTGTGCTGGTTGTGTTGTTATCACTGGCGGTGGCGGGGCTGTTTCTGGCGAAGCATGAAAACGCCAGCCTGCGCGCCTCGCTGGACAGGGCAAACAATGTCGCCAGTGGGCAGCAGACGACCATCACCATGCTGAAAAATCAGCTTCATGTTGCGCTCACCAGGGCAGACAAAAACGAGCTGGCGCAGGTGGCACTGCGTCAGGAGCTGGAGAACGCTGCGAAGCGTGAAGCACAGCGCGAGAAAACCATCACGAGGTTACTTAATGAAAACGAGGATTTTCGCCGCTGGTACGGTGCTGACCTGCCTGATGCTGTGCGCCGGTTGCACCAGCGCCCGGCCTGCACTGACGCCAGTGATTGTCCACAACGCCTGCCCGAAAGTGAGTCTTTGCCCGATGCCGGGCAGTGACCCGGAGACGAACGGCGATTTAAGTGCCGATATCCGGCAGCTTGAGAACGCGCTGGCACGCTGTGCCAGCCAGGTAAAAATGATTAAACACTGTCAGGACGAAAACGATGCTCAAACCCGACAGCCTGCGCAGGGCGCTGACTGATGCCGTCACGGTGCTGAAAACCAGTCCAGAGATGCTGCGGATATTCGTGGATAACGGGAGTATTGCCTCCACACTGGCGACGTCGCTGTCATTCGAAAAGCGTTACACGCTCAATGTGATTGTGACCGACTTTACCGGTGATTTTGACCTGCTCATTGTGCCGGTGCTGGCGTGGCTGCGGGAAAATCAGCCCGACATCATGACCACCGACGAAGGCCAGAAAAAGGGCTTCACGTTTTATGCAGACATCAACAATGACAGCAGCTTTGATATCAGCATCAGCCTGATGCTGACCGAGCGCACGCTGGTCAGTGAGGTTGACGGCGCGCTGCATGTGAAGAATATCCCGGAACCTCCGCCGCCGGAGCCGGTTACCCGACCGATGGAGCTGTATATCAATGGCGAACTCGTGAGCAAGTGGGATGAATGAGTTTAAGCGTTTTGAAGACCGGCTGACCGGACTTATTGAATCGCTGTCACCGTCAGGGCGTCGGCGACTGAGTGCCGAACTGGCGAAACGTCTGCGGCAGAGTCAGCAGCGTCGGGTGATGGCTCAGAAAGCCCCGGACGGCACACCCTACGCGCCACGCCAGCAGCAGAGCGCCAGAAAAAAGACCGGTCGTGTTAAGCGAAAAATGTTTGCGAAACTTATCACCAGTCGTTTTTTGCATATCCGCGCCAGCCCGGAACAGGCATCAATGGAATTTTACGGCGGGAAGTCACCGAAAATCGCCAGCGTGCATCAGTTCGGCCTGTCGGAAGAAACCCGGAAAGACGGTAAGAAAATTGATTATCCGGCGCGTCCTCTGCTCGGCTTTACCGGTGAGGATGTGCAGATGATTGAAGAGATTATCCTGGCTCACCTCGACCGTTAGTTGTGCCATTCCCGACACCTCATCGTTACATTGCCGCCGGTATGACCCGGCGGCATCCTTCCCGTTATGAACACTCTCGCAAATATCCAGGAACTCGCGCGCGCACTGCGCAACATGATCCGCACCGGCCTTGTCGTCGAAACCAACCTTAAAGCCGGTCGCTGCCGTGTGCAGACCGGCGGCATGTGCACCGACTGGCTTCAGTGGCTGACCTGTCGTGCCGGGCGTTCGCGCACATGGTGGGCACCTTCCGTGGGGGAGCAGGTGCTGATTCTGGCCGTGGGCGGTGAACTTGACACGGCGTTTGTTCTGCCGGGGATTTATTCCGGCGATAACCCCGCGCCGTCTGCGTCGGCGGATGCCCTGCATATCCGTTTCCCTGACGGGGCGGTGATTGAGTATGAACCCGAAACCAGTGCACTCACGGTAAGCGGAATTAAAACGGCCAGCGTGACGGCTTCTGATTCTGTTACTGCCACGGTGCCGGTGGTCATGGTGAAAGCATCAACCCGCGTCACCCTGGACACACCGGAGGTGGTCTGCACCAACAGGCTGATTACCGGCACGCTGGAAGTGCAGAAGGGCGGAACGATGCACGGCAACATTGAACATACCGGTGGTGAACTCTCATCAAACGGTAAGGTACTGCATACCCATAAACACCCCGGCGACAGTGGCGGCACAACAGGGGGACCTCTATGACTGCGCGTTATCTCGGAATGAATCGCAGTGATGGCCTGACTGTCACTGACCTTGAGCATATCAGCCAGAGTATCGGCGATATCCTGCGCACACCGGTCGGCTCACGGGTGATGCGTCGTGATTACGGCTCGTTGCTGGCGTCAATGATTGACCAGCCGCAGACCCCGGCGCTTGAGTTGCAGATTAAGGTCGCCTGTTACATGGCGGTGCTGAAATGGGAACCCCGCGTCACCCTGTCATCCGTCACCACTGAGCGGAGTTTTGACGGGCGAATGACGGTCACGTTAACCGGCCGGCACAACGACACCGGCCAGCCACTTTCGTTAACCATCCCTGTGAGTTGAAACCATGCCGATTATCGACCTGAACCAGCTACCCGCACCGGATGTGGTCGAGGAGCTGGACTTTGAAACCATTCTTGCTGAACGCAAGGCGACACTGATTTCCCTTTACCCGGAAGACCAGCAGGAGGCGGTCGCCCGTACCCTGATGCTGGAATCCGAGCCTATCGTCAAACTGCTGGAGGAAAACGCTTATCGTGAGCTTATCTGGCGTCAGCGTGTGAATGAGGCCGCACGGGCGGTAATGCTGGCCTGTGCCGCCGGTAATGACCTTGATGTGATTGGTGCCAATTACAACACCACACGCCTGATTATCACCCCGGCAGATGATTCGACCATCCCGCCGACACCGGCAGTGATGGAGTCTGACACCGATTATCGTCTGCGTATTCAGCAGGCGTTTGAGGGCTTAAGCGTCGCCGGGTCGGTGGGTGCCTATCAGTATCATGGTCGCAGTGCCGACGGGCGTGTCGCGGATATCTCTGTCACCAGTCCGTCTCCGGCCTGCGTCACCATCTCTGTGCTGTCACGTGAGAATAACGGTGTGGCATCCGAAGACCTGCTGGCTGTGGTACGTAACGCCCTTAATGGCGAGGATGTCAGGCCGGTGGCCGACCGCGTGACCGTGCAGTCTGCCGCCATCGTTGAATACCAGATAAACGCCACGCTTTACCTTTACCCTGGTCCCGAAAGCGAACCCATTCGCGCTGCCGCCGTGAAAAAACTGGAAGCGTATATCACGGCACAGCACCGGCTGGGGCGCGACATCCGACTATCTGCCATTTATGCCGCTTTGCATGTGGAAGGCGTGCAGCGTGTCGAACTGGCTGCACCGCTGGCCGACATCGTGCTCAACAGTACGCAGGCGTCTTTCTGTACCGAATACCGCGTCGTGACCGGAGGCTCGGATGAGTGATTCGCGCCTGCTGCCGACCGGCTCATCACCGCTTGAGGTCGCCGCTGCAAAAGCCTGTGCGGAAATTGAAAAAACGCCGGTCAGTATTCGTGAGCTGTGGAACCCGGACACCTGCCCGGCAAATCTGCTGCCGTGGCTGGCGTGGGCGTTTTCGGTCGACAGGTGGGATGAGAAGTGGCCGGAAGCGACAAAACGCGCCGTTATCCGCGATGCGTATTTCATCCACTGTCATAAAGGCACTATAGGTGCAATCCGGCGTGTGGTGGAGCCGCTCGGCTATCTCATCAACGTGACGGAGTGGTGGGAAAACAGTGACCCGCCCGGCACCTTCCGGCTTGATATTGGTGTACTGGAAAGTGGCATCACAGAGGCAATGTATCAGGAAATGGAACGGCTGATTGCTGATGCCAAACCTGCAAGCCGTCACCTTATTGGCCTGAACATTACCCGGGACATTCCCGGCTACCTGTTCACCGGTGGTGTGGCTTACGACGGCGATGTAATTACGGTTTACCCCGGATAAGTGAGGAATAATGAGCACAAAATTCAGAACCGTTATCACCACTGCCGGTGCAGCAAAGCTGGCAGCGGCAACCGCACCGGGAGGGCGGAAGGTCAACATTACCACGATGGCCGTCGGGGATGGCGGTGGTAAATTGCCTGTCCCGGATGCCGGACAGACCGGACTTATCCACGAAGTCTGGCGACATACGCTGAACAAAATCAGCCAGGACAAACGAAACAGTAATTATATTATCGCAGAGCTGGTTATTCCGCCGGAGGTGGGCGGTTTCTGGATGCGTGAACTTGGCCTGTACGATGATGCGGGAACGCTAATTGCCGTGGCGAACATGGCCGAAAGTTATAAGCCAGCCCTTGCCGAAGGCTCAGGGCGTTCGCAGACCTGCCGCATGGTCATCATAGTCAGCAGTGTAGCCTCAGTGGAGCTGACCATTGACACCACAACGGTGATGGCAACGCAGGATTACGTTGATGACAAAATTGCAGAACATGAACAGTCACGACGTCACCCGGACGCCTCGCTGACCGCCAAAGGTTTTACTCAGTTAAGCAGTGCGACCAACAGCACGTCTGAAACACTGGCCGCAACGCCGAAAGCGGTAAAGGCCGCGTATGACCTTGCTAACGGGAAATATACCGCACAGGACGCCACCATAGCGCGAAAAGGCCTTGTCCAGCTCAGTAGTGCCACCAACAGCACGTCTGAAACACTGGCCGCAACGCCGAAAGCGGTAAAAGCAGCATATGACCTTGCTAACGGGAAATACACTGCACAGGACGCCACCACAGCGCGAAAAGGTCTTATCCAGCTCAGTAGCGCCACCAACAGCGATTCTGAAACGCTTGCAGCAACGCCAAAGGCGGTAAAAGCAGCATATGACCTTGCTAACGGGAAATACACTGCACAGGACGCCACCACGGCGCGGAAAGGTCTTGTTCAGCTCAATAGTGCCATCAACAGCGATTCTGAAACGCTGGCCGCAACACCAAAAGCAGTGAAGTCTGCCTATGACAATGCTGAAAAACGTCTTCAGAAAGATCAGAACGGTGCGGATATTCCGGGAAAGGATACCTTCACGAAAAATATCGGTGCCTGTCGTGCTTATAGCGGCGCTTTGAGCACTGAAGCCGGAAACTGGACAACCGCTCAGTTTATTGAATGGCTGGATTCCCGTGGTGCATTTAATCATCCGTACTGGATGTGCAAATGTTCATGGTCATACGGCAATAATAAAATTATTACCGATACTGGCTGTGGAACTATTCATCTTGCAGGTTGCGTTATTGAGGTTATGGGTAATAAAGGTGCCATGACCATCCGTGTAACAACACCAAGCACTTCTACCGGAGGCGGCACCACTAACGCTCAATTCACTTATATTAATCATGGTGATGCTTATGCCCCCGGCTGGCGACGAGACTACAACACGAAAAACCAGCAGCCTGCATTTGCTTTAGGGCAAACAGGAAGCAGGGTTGCAAATGATAAAGCTGTTGGCTGGAACTGGAATAGCGGTGTTTATGATGCAGATATCAGCGGTGCATCGACATTAATCCTCCACTTCAATATGAATGCGGGGAGTTGCCCTGCCGTACAGTTCCGTGTGAATTATAAGAACGGCGGTATTTTTTATCGTTCAGCACGTGATGGTTATGGATTTGAGGCTGACTGGTCAGAGTTTTACACCACAACCCGCAAACCCTCTGCGGGAGATGTTGGTGCATATACCAAAGCTGAATCGGATTCTCGCTATGTACGAGATATTCGCCTGGGCACACGTGTTGTTCAGACTATGCAAAAAGGTGTGATGTATGAAAAATCAGGCCATGTAATTACAGGGCTTGGTATTGTCGGTGAAGTCGATGGTGATGACCCCGCAGTATTCAGACCAATACAAAAATACATCAATGGCACATGGTATAACGTCGCACAGGTGTAATTTATGCAGCATTTAAAAAATATTACTGCGGGTAATCCCAAAACTGTTGCTCAATATCAACTGACAAAAAATTTTGATGTTATCTGGTTATGGTCTGAAGACGGAAAAAACTGGTATGAGGAAGTAAGTAATTTTCAGGAAGACACGATAAAGATTGTTTACGACGAGAATAATATAATTGTCGGCATCACCAGAGATGCTTCAACGCTTAACCCTGAAGGATTTAGCGTTGTCGAGGTTCCTGATATTACCGCCAACCGACGTGCTGATGACTCAGGTAAATGGATGTTTAAGGATGGTGCCGTGATTAAGCGGATTTATACGGCAGACGAACAGCATCAACTGGCAGAATCACAAAAGGCAACTTTACTTTCCGAAGCTGAATCCGTGATTTTGCTGCTGGAGCGCGCTGTCAGGCTGAATATGGCAACAGAGGAGGAGCGCAGCCGACTGGAAGCATGGGAACGCTACAGCGTTCTGGTCAGTCGTGTGGATCCTGCAAATCCTGAATGGCCGGAAATGCCGCAATAAGTTGTATGAGCTTACATACCTATAGCACAGAGTAAAGCCTAATCTGACAGTCCGCTCTGTGCCAAAAAGGGACGTTGCTAGGAGCATTAACCTTTAGTCGAAATGTGGTGTGAAAAAGAAAAACAGAATAGTTGTGCCGGACTCAGAATCTTCTGGTCTCGCACATTTACCTTTCTTCAAGTCTATAGGGGAAAGATTTTCAATGACTAATCAATCAGTTTATATAAAACTCGTGTTTAGATTTTGAGCATTATTTACGATAGGTTTCTCAGGATATTGGCCCCCAGTAAGGGGCCGTCAACCGCTGACTAGCAATTAGTTAATGCGTGTCAGCTCGTAATGACCTACTGTTTTACGGCTTGTAAAGTAGTTCCCATTTAACACGTCTTTATCATTAAGATTTAGCTTGAGAATAGCTGTGCCCATGTAAGGATCTTGTGGACCAAAACCTGCCTTATGCTTGGGGGTTGTTAAAAAAACGTAGTAAAGTTCTGGTCGCCCCGTTTCGGTATCCTTTTTAGGCTTAGCCACCAATGTCTGAGAATCGGAGTCGTCAGCTTCGACATCCATTCCAATTTTAAGAAAATCCTGCTTTATAGTTGCTTGTGCGTGGGATGTGCCTTTTTTATCTTCCCATTCCCAATGAATAACCATATCCCAGGTTCCGTTCAAATCAGGGAAGAGTAGGTTATTTAGTTTAGGGAACCATTGCCATAACTTTCGCCACCCAAAGAAAAAAATTGATATCACAATAGTATTAAGAATAAACAAACCTCCAGATGCAACTGATAGGACTGTCATGAAAGTTGTGTTTTCATCATATATGCCCAATAAAATCAGACCGCAGACAGTCGCATAGATAACGGAGATTCTTGAGATTATTTTCCATATTGGGAGAAGGTTTATCATTGCAACTCCTCGTAATAAACTTCTTTACCAGCCTCAAATATAGAAAGACGACCTCTTTCGCCTACAATCCCAGTAAGTTTAATCTCGTCAATGCAAGAGCCATAAAGGGCAGCAACAAAACGTCCACCGACGAGTCTTGAACTGTCAAAACTGATGTTCTCTATGATTGGTGGTGAGAAATATTGTGCGGTATAAGTAACATTTCCTGCTTCATCTAAGATGTGAAAGCCATCATGGTATTCGCTATTTTTATTGGAAATTCTTGATAATAATTCTAATGTGGAATCATTCTGTATGGGGTCTATATTCCGAAGACTTGTGATGGGAAGGCTATCAGGGTTATTACATATAATAACGCCTATGCCAGAAAAATAAGCACGACTGGATTTTTTCCAAATATCATATAGTAATTTATATAATTTCTCTTTTGTCATCGTTCATTTCTTCCTGATTTTAGTTATTAACTACAAAAAATCAAACAGTAATATCAATAAAGACGATTATCCAATAATTTTCTTTGCAATGGAAGATTTGATAATCAACTATAAAGATTTGTAGAAACAATGAAATGAGGTTTGACGGCAGGCCTCAGAGCTCGATGCAGTTTTAGCTAACCTCAATAAAAGGAAAGTGTTCGTTTTTTGCTCAATACTACCCGTCAACTTTGTGCCGCAATCAGAGGCTGCAAACCTCAGCATATGTAAGTCAATGGGGGATGTTACTAATACATTCGACCGAAACACTAAAAATTTCATTACATTTTATTGAGATAGGCATTTGAAATGTTGCAAGAAATGTATAAATAATGTATTTATTCAGAATAATCGGGGTTCTGTTCATGGACGAGCCCCAAAAAGCTGATTATACCTAGGCAAGCGTCTGGTTGCTAATAGCTATTATGGCAAAAGAAAGGACTGTTTGTTGATATAAATGAATAAACATCCGATTTGGTTTAGGGAGTCTGGATGAAGCTAAGAATAAGTAAAATATCATTAAAAAACTTCAAAAGTTTTAAAAATATTTCTATCGTTCCCAATCCTGATTTTAATATAATCATTGGGGAAAATAGTGCTGGGAAGTCAACTGTTTTTGAAGCTATTCATTTATGGGAGAAATGTTATAAAACATATATCCTTGCTTCAAGGAAAGGGTTTTATAAAGTTAAGAAGTCAACAAACAGATATGTTAATTATCAAGAGCTGGATTTTTTGCGAATCACAAGTGATGAGGATCTTTTTCACGACCCAAGAGATCCTAATCTAGGAAAATGCTCTGAAATAACTCTGACATTAAAAAATGAAGAGGAGAATGATAAGAGCTGGGAGCTTGGATTCAAAGTTACATGCCCAACATCAATCGAAAATGCTTTTTTCCGCGTTCAACCAATAGATGAAAATCAGTTTACTAATTTTGCGGAAGAATTTTGTAAAGGAGGGGCATTTTTGGATGAAGCTATCTTTATTTACCAGACGAGACCAGTAGCAGGAGTTCATCAATTTGAGCCGTACTATAATGAGGCTCAGATTAAGAGAAAAATCCAAAAAGGTTATTCACACGAGGTTCTTAGAAACAAAATTATCTCTAAAAGAAAGTCAATATCAGATTTGGAATTAAGCATATCTGAAATACTTGAGAAAGATGTCAAGTTCAATATTCCTTCGGATGCAAGAAAAAATAAAGATGAATTCATTAAACTTGATGTTTCAATCAATAGTTCAAAATATTATGATCTTCACCTTCAAGGAAGTGGTTTTCTTCAAATTGTGGAAATACTATCTACAGTTGAATTTATTGATGCTCCTCTCAAGTTACTGCTTGTTGACGAACCTGACTCACACATCCACACAAAGCTACAACATAATCTTCTCGCCCATTTAAAAAAAATAGATCACAATCAGTTTTTTATTATCAGTCATAACGATCAATTTGTGACCAGCGCAGGAGAAGGTGAAGTATTCTTCCTAAACGAAGACGCTAAATTAAGTGGTCACCTAGAAGCAATCAACCCAAATAGTTTCGATATTATAAAAAACTCATTGGGGGGGGTAATTTTATCTCTCGAGAGACTTAATAATGCAAAACTAATCGCATTTGTTGAAGGTGAGGACGATGAAAAATATCTAAAGAAACTTAACCAAAAGATCAAAGAAATTACTAACCCAATTGGTTGTTTGAAAAATGTAGTTTTCTTTCCGTTACGAGGAAAAGATAATATTCTCCAAAAGGTTGAGTATAATAAGAGAACTTTAAATTCGATTCTAAATGGCAAATCGTGGTATGTTATTTTTGATCGGGATTTTTCTACAAACACTGTTGATCATTATCTTAAGGATAATATTACTAAGAAACGGTTCACTCCATATAGTCATGTGGGATATTGTATTGAGTCAGTGTTATTTTCGGATCTGAGTATTTTTAAAAAGTATTTGTATTCCTTGGCTCCATTTATTGCTGAAGACGAATTTTCAACACACATTGATACCTTAATTGATGAATTAAAGGATTCTGTCAATGATTTAACCTCCTCACTAAACAAAGAAATAGAGGCTAGATTCAATAGTCAAAAGAAAAACCGACCAGAATTTGCTAATCTTAATTTTGTGGATGTCGTTAGATCATGGTGCGAAGATGGAGTATTCAAACCTGAGCGAGTAATGTCAAAACCTCTTATCCAAAAGTTTGTTACAGATCTGGAAAATAAAATAGGTGTTTCTCTCTTCCTGCGAGAATCAAATGTAGATGAAGAAGTAGCATCAAAGTTATTATTTAAATACTTTGACTTCATTCAGACAATTGATGATTTGTATCCATCATTTCGAGACTTAATGAAACAGCTAGATGTGCTGCCAAGAAATGAAGTTGAATAA